ATATGGGAAGCACCTTTAAAATAATGACAGCCTCGGCCGCATTTGGTTTGGGCTTTTGGTTTGTGGACGGGGTACAAATGTACTTCTACTACGATAGTCATCTCCAGTACATGCTTACGCAAGCACCTCTAAATCTGGCTGATGCGCTATTCTTTCGAGTTCCGCCCGCTCACTTAGTGGCTCGTCTGGTGTTCACTGGTTGTATGCTTTTGGGTGGAGTCTATATGGCACAACTGTTGGGTACTCTGACCACATATCATAAGGAGTTACTGAAAAAGATTAACGAACGTGATGCCGCCCTGCAAGAAGCAACTGAAACCAATGAACGGCTGGAGTGCTTTTTTGGGGCCGCATTTGAAGGCATAGTAGTATCTGTAAATGGTACGTTCGTGGATTGCAATAAAAAGTTCACGGATATGTTTGGTTACACTACTGCGGAGATAATGGGCAAACCAGTGACTTACCTTGTACACGATGATGATAAACCACTGGTTGAGGAAAACATCCGGAATGGCTTTAATCGACCATACGAGCACCGAGCACTACACAAAGACGGTAGCACCTTATATGTAGAAGTGCATGGCAACGAAATTAAGTATCAGACTCAAATAGCCCGTATCACTACCATCCACGATCTCACCGATCGTAAAAAACAAGAAGAAGAGTTACAATTGGTGGTCAAGTTTGCTCGCCAGAAGAGTAAGATGGAAGCAATTGGAGATTTCGCAAGCGGCATAGCTCATGACTTTAACAATGCGCTTACGCCTGTAATTGGAGGCTGCGAGGTGCTGTTACATAACATGCCGGCCAGTTGTGATACTATCTTTGGCAAACAGATACGAAGCATACTGTCAGCGGCTACCACAGCGAGTCAGCTCGTGCGGCGTATGCAGTCATATACTCGGGGTGACACATCCAATCATGCTCTTCCTTTAGACCTATCAAGTTGTCTGACAGAAACATTTGAATTCCTGCGTTCCATGACTCCCAAATCGATCCGTATGGATATGCACGTAGAATATGACGTGGGGCTTATTATGGCTACTGAAGTTACAGTCAGGCAGGTTATGATGAATGTAGTCAAGAATGCGATTCATGCTATGCCTTTTAACGAAGGTAGTATTGAAATTAATGTGAGTAAGGATCGCATAATTGCTGATACAGACAACTTGAATAAAGGTGAGTATGTTCGTATAGATATAGAGGACAATGGCAGCGGCATGCCTCCTGAAGTGCTGGAACGTGCTATGGATCCTTATTATACAACCAAAGAAGATGGTTTTGGGAGTGGGATCGGTCTGTCTGTAGTTAACGCTATTGTAAAAGGTTACGGTGGGGGCATAAACATATACAGCGAAGAGGGCCAGGGCACAAGGGTGGTGATTTACTTGCCTTTAATTGAGGAGAATAAAGAAATGACAGTAGTTGACTGTGTAATGGAAGATATAATTATCGGTAATCGTGAGCACATACTTGTAGTAGAGGACGAAAAGTATGTGCTTAATATTATTGCTACGATACTGGAGTCACTTAATTATAGGGTCACTACGTTTGAGAGTCCTTACCTGGCATTGGAAGAATTCAGCCAACGGCCCAATGACTTTGATTTGCTTGTTACGGATATGACTATGCCGGGATTGACGGGAGTAGATTTAATCAACGAGGTAAGAGGTCTGCGCCCTGAGATGAAGGTGATTCTGTGTTCGGGCTTGGGAAGCAGTAATGTACTATCGTCGAGTTTATTTACGGCCAAGGACATTAATGCGTATATGACCAAACCAGTGACTCGGGCCCAATACAGCAAGACTGTAGCTGAAGTGTTGGCCAAAGTCACGGTAGATGCTTAAACAAGGAGCCGCGAGAGGCCGCTCACGGGCCGATTGTTAGTTAGTTAAGGTTAAACAAGGATAAAAATTTAGCGATAGGGTGGCGATAGATATGGGAGTGAATACAAAGAGTCACATAATGATAACGGGCATGGCACGGTTGTTAAATCCGCCGATAAACATGGTTCTTTTAGGTAGTCAAAGAATGCGGCCAACAGTCAAGGTCAAGCACCGTAGTGCCCGCAAGCACTACATGACTATACCAAGCCTGTTCAGGCAGGTGATATGCATAGACATAAATGGCAAAGATAGCTGTTATGACCAGGACTTATCTGTACGATTGCGTGATTGGGCCATGGACGAGTGGTTCGATTTATTATATAATGGTGGCACATTGGAGCATGTGGAGAATCAGCGTGAAGCTTGGCGTAATGCGCACTACCTGTTGCGGCCGGGAGGAGTCGCTGTGCATGTCTGTCCATTGGTGGGTGGGTGGCGAAAGCACAGCGACTACCTCTATATGCGTAGTTTCTTTGACGAGTTAGTGGCAGCCAATAATTACAAAATGGCTATAATGCCCCAGGTAGTTCAGCATCCTAAGGGCGAGGCGTTGTATATTGCTTTTCGGAAAGAGAAGAAGAGTATATTCCACTGGAAGCAAGCAGCGCCATTTGCAGTAAAGCAGGTGTGATGAAGCATGGACGGTCAAATGCAAACTACGTGCTGGTGCCCCAAGTGTGAGTCATTTCACAAAATGCGTATGATTTGGATTGGGCACGGCATTCCCAGGAAATTTTGTCATGCCTGTAGGTGTCATGAGAACATGCAGTCAGAAATAATTTACCCAGATCCGGCCTTAAATTATACTGGCCACGTAGTATCGGAGGATTAATGTTAAGTTTGGGCGACGGAAAGTACTACTTTCATATACCACGTTGTGGTGGCAATTACACCATACGCACATTTAACGGATTGCGTATGGATGGTAGTAAGATTAATAAGCGTATGCAGCACTTTGGGCACAAGCATGGATCCCCTCTGCACTGTGATCGCAAGGATATACGATTTTCGTTCACTACACTACGTGACCCTCTCTCGTGGTACTTGTCCTTTTATCGGTTTCGTATTTATAAACACTATGGGAAAAACAACATGGAACCAGGTCACCATCTTGACTTCTTTATATGGGAGCGCGCTGGTGGTGAGATATTCGACTTTGACTGGTTCCTTAATAAGGTATCCGATGCGCACCCGTGGGGGTACGTTACGGCCATGTTCTGTCGGTTTTTCCCGTTTGTCACTACTTTCCTTTGGCTACCTGAGTTAACTCAATCATTGCCAAGGTTGCTGGAAGACTTAGGATATGACAGACCTGTAGCGCTACCACCAAAGCCCAAGAATGCGAGTCCCAAAGATATAGCTGCAACTTGTAGTACTCGTACTCGTGACAAGGTGTTGCATGCTGAACGGGGTATAATTGGTTATCTGGATAGACTACCGCTGGACAGGTATATGTATATAGACCGATTGGAGATGGAAACATGACTGGGCCGGTAGCCGGTGATATGTGTCCGGGTTGTAATGAGACGAGACTGGTAGAAGAGAGTCTTAGCACAATGGTTCTTATTGTCTGTCGGTCGTGCAACGCAGCGGTTAATTACTATATACCAAAACGCCGAGGAGATAGAAAGATGGTTAAACCAATTGAAAAGTCCAAGGCTTCGGAGATATGCATTGCATGCCAGGAGTGCTGCCGGTGGACTACCTTTGTGCTTTCGATGCCATCACAGATGCTCCTTGATCACTACAAAGCCCGAGGCTTTGAAATAAAAATCATAGGAGATAACTTTCATATAATGGTGCAGACAGTATGCCCACATTTAAAAAAGTCAGGATGTAGTATATACGCAGATCGTCCGCAGGTATGCCGAAACTATGATGGTCGTTTTGATCCTGTAATGTGCGATCGTTGCCAATTACCAATAGAATAAGTAAGGAGACATGAAAAATGGCGAGAAAGAAAATAGGTTCCAAAAAAGTAATCACTGCTAAACAGAAGTCAGCTCGTAGGAAGAATATTGCGGTAGCCAGGAAAATGCGAAAGAAGGCAGCTGTGCGTCATGGGCTTACGAAATTGATTAGTAAATTCGAGACGAGTAAAGACCCCATGAGAAGACGCGCCACTGGTCAACCTGGATTTGATATGCGCACGAAGAAAGGGCGAAAAGTTCAAGGGGCATATAATACACTGCTTAAGAAGTATCACTCTTTAGAATAAAGGAGGTAGTATGTCTACACGTGGTAGAAGACGGGCATTGCGGGTATTAGCTCGTCGCAAGCAAAACAGCATAGATAGGAGACATGAAAAATGGCGAGAAAGAAAAAAAGTAGTGCGGGGAAGAAAAAAGTAATTACGGCCAAACAGAAGTCAGCTCGCCGCAAGAATATCGCGGTAGCTCGTAGCAAAAAGAAGAAGGGTGGAAAGAAGGTAGCATCATGGATAAAGAAACCTCTTACCAGAGCCCAGCGGAAGGCAAAAGGCTTACCGACGAACATGAAAGAGGTAGCTAAAAAGAAGGCCGCAATTAAAAAGAAATACGGGGTGGCCGGACAGAAGAAAAAGAGGTAGTCATGGTTAATGAGAACATAGAAGGCTTTACGAAGTACATTAAAAGAGGGCGAACCACCGTGCCTAAGGTCACAGTACGCAAAAATGGTGTACTCGCCTTTAACAGTGCCGCCGTGCAAAGGTATGCGCTGGACACCTTTGAATATGCCGTATTCTTTGTCAGCAATAATAAGAACCGAGTGGCTGTTAAGTTTACAAACAATGAGTCGGAAAGTGGCATAATTAAGATTCAGCGGCGCATAGGTAACTACCAAATATCTGCGACGCACTTCTTTGGCATTAATGATATAGACAGATCAGAAAATTTTAACTATGACTTTCTGTGGAATGAGAAGACTAACGTAGCTATATTTAAGCCAAAATTCTTAAAACGCAAAATTGAATTAGTACAAGTTTCAGCATATGAGAAGACAGTTAAAAAGCCAAAGGCAGCAGCAGCTTCAGATATCTGAAGAGTTACAGGATAGTATCTCGCGTGCTAACTGGTATGCTCTAAGGTATCACAAGGAACAGAACCGTTTATGGTATACACCTAGTCGTTTCAATGTGGTACCAGCCGGCCGACGTAGTGGAAAGACAGAAATCTGTGGCAAACGTAAGCTCATACTACGGGCGCTGATGGGTACTCCCTTTCCAGACCCAAAGTTCTTTGCGGCGGCACCTACTCGTGACCAAGCCAAGCGTATTTACTGGAAGGATCTCAAACGTATGTCGCCTAAGTCCCTGATAATGCCCAATGGGATTAGCGAGTCACGTATGCAGATTCACTACATAAACAACTCTGAAATCCATGTACTGGGTATGGATAAGCCCGAGCGTGTTGAGGGTACGCCCTGGGATGGAGGCGTATTGGACGAGTATGGCAATATGAAAAGGGACACCTGGTACGAGCATGTTCGGGCGGCTCTCAGTGATCGCCAAGGCTGGTGTGACTTTATAGGTGTCCCCGAGGGTCGCAATCACTACTATGACTTGTATAAAGATGCCCAGGCGCAACTTATGGAAGCTATTAAAAAAGGTACTATACCTGAATGGAATGCCTTTTGGTGGAAGTCAGCAGATATACTACCGCCGGAAGAGATTGCAGCCGCCAAGCGCGATTTAGACGAGTTGACTTTTCAGCAAGAGTACGAGGCGTCCTTTGTTAACTTCAGTGGGCGCGCATACTACAACTTCTTCGATCATACGCATTGTGCTAAATTAGAGTATAATCCCAGAGGCAATCTTGACATCTGCTTCGACTTTAATGTAGACCCAGGTGTGGCGGTAGTTGTGCAGGAACAGTGGTTGCCCACGAGTATGTACGAAGAGACTTTTGGGGATGGAATCATTGGTGAAGTTTACATACCCCGTAACTCTAACACCATTCGTGTATGTGATAAACTTATTGCGGATTGGGGCCAACATCAAGGCAAGATATTTTGCTATGGTGACTTCACGGGCGGCAGTCGGGGTTCGGCGGCTGTTCTTGGTAGTGATTGGCAATTAGTAAAGGAAAAGATGTGGGGCCATTTTGGTACCAGTCGAGTCTATTTTAATGTTAAGCCCAATCCTCGTGAGCGTGATCGTGTTAATTCAGTGAATAGTCGTCTACATACTGTCAGTGGTTATATTAACTGTATGGTAGATCCCTCTATGGCACCCAAAACAGTACGTGACTTTGAAGGTGTAGCTTTAATAGAGGGTGGCACGGGAGAGATAGATAAAAGTACTAACCCCGAGTTGACGCATCTCACGGATGCCTATGGCTACCGCACCTGGGCACTATATCCGGTGAAACGTCGTTATATTAGCAGCGGTCAAAAGTATTGGAAATAGGAGGACGAAAAATGGTAGAAGACAAAAAAGAAGAATTACAGGTAGAAGATGTTATTACCGATGAGTTGAAAGAACTGGAAACCAAACTGGATGAGTTATCCGATAGTCAAAAGGAGAGTGGAGTACTGGCTTCGGATGATAAGTTCAAGCATGTCGGCCCCACGGCTGCTGACGGTGTCATGGGTTTTGCCAAGTTCCTGACTACCGTGAAGACGTTTAAAGCTGGTACTCGTGGTGATGCCGACAAATTGCTTAAAATGGCAGAGGAATTCTGTGAAGCCATGGACTACCCCCAGTAGTCTTAAAACAACTAAAACAACAGGAGAAAAAAAACAATGGCGAGGAAAGTTATTAAAAGGAAAAAGAGCACCAAGAAGGTAATCACTGCCAAACAAAAGAGTGCTCGACGTAAAAACATCGCTGTGGCCAGGGCCAAGAAGAAGAAAGGTAGTACCAAAGGGAACAAGAGCAAGGCCTGGTTTACGAAGGGTGGCAATAAGATGGCGCCAGTGGAAAAGGCCGTATCGAATTTGCCACGAAAAACAATGAAAGTCAAACCAGTGAAGTTGACTGCGGCCGAGCAAGCCTACATGAACAGGGTTCTTGGCGGATAAAGGAGTAAAGCATGGCAAAGAAATACGTATTTGAAGAAGAAATGACCGAAGAAAGACTAAAGGAAACCCACGAGTTGTACGAAAAGTACTACGACGAGTGGAAGTTCCTTAATGCGGCCTATGAGGGTGTGCGTGCTCTTATAGCATGGGGAGTTTTCAAGCAGCACGAACGTGAAAGTCCTGCCAATTATAAACGGCGTGTAGACGAGGCGTATGGCTTTACTTACTCACGGTCAATTGTGGACTTGCTTAACTCTTATCTTTTTAAGAAAGACTACCCTCGTACCATCCCAGAACCCCTGGGGGATGACATACAGTGGCAGGCTTTCCAAGAAGATTGTAACTATGAAGGTGAAGAATTCGACGAATTCTTTATCGATCAATCCCGACAGGCTTCCATACAGGGACTTGTCGGCATACTTGTAGACAAGCCTCGTATGGCAACAGAAAATAAGCAACAGCAGCTAGACGAAGAGATATACCCATACCTGGCCGCCTATAAGCCCACGCATATTATTGACTGGGAGTACGAGGTGGATATAAACGGCCATAAAAAGCTAGTGTATCTGAAGTTGTTAGACGATGACGAGTACTACCGCATATGGACACCTGAAAAATGGGAAGTGTGGGAAATTGTTGAAACAGAAACTCATAAGAATCTGACTACGTTGAACACGGAACGAGGCACAAAGTTTGAGCAGGTCGGCCGTACAGCTAACAAGGTAGCAGAAGGTGACCACCACCTGGGTGAGATTCCGTTTGTATGGCTGTACAACCAGCGATCCGTTATTGACAAGGATGTAGGGCTGAGTGATATTAGCGACGTCTCTCGCATAGATGTATCCATTATGCGGAACCTCAGCCAAATCGAGGAAATAGTCAACTATACGGCTTTCCCCATGATGCGCAAGCCCAGGAGGGAGGCCGGTGGCTATGAGGGCGTTGACCAGAAAGATGAAGTAGGAGAGACCGCTGTACTGGAGTTTGATCCAGATAACCCCGAAGGCACAAAGTCAGATTGGCTTGAGTCACACGCTGAAGGCCCCATAAAGGCTGTGTTGGAAGTTATAGCCAAAAAAGTGAGTGAGATATATAGAGCGACTAATGTAGGCGGCATGGCGGCCACTGAGATACAGACACAGGCTAAATCTGGGGTAGCTTTAAAGGCTGAGTTCCAGTTGCTTAATTCTAAGCTGGTTAAGAAAGGCAAGAACGTAGTAAAGGCCAAAAGGGGCGTTACTAAATATTGGCTTATGTGGCAGGACGAGTGGGACAAGTACAGAGACGAGCTCCGCTTTGACTACGTGAAAACCTTTGAGGTGGAGGATCTTATGACTGACCTTGAAAATATGCTCACTTCTAAGGTTATCATCACAGACAGTCCAACTTATAACTCTGAAGTACAGAAGATGGCTGTACGCATGATGATCCCATCTGCTGAAGACGAGACACTGGCTGACATTGATGCTGAGATTGATGAAGGGCCAATGTGGCCAGAGTTTCCACCCGAAGGCGAGTTCCCTGGTGAGGAAGGAACTCCTGATGGTACTCCTCCTTCTGGTGAACCCAAAAAACCTGACCTTAAAAAAATCAAAGGAGGTGTGGAGTAATGGGTTGTGGGCCCAAATATAAAA